ATTCTGTTCCTATGTACATACTTGTATTTACATTAAGGTTATAAAATGCCTTTGATAAATATCATATAGAGGGCCAAAACCGTGATTACAATTACAGAATCAGCAAAAACAAAGATTAAAGATCTACTCCTAGAAGAAAATAACCCACAATTAGCATTGCGTACATTTGTCCAAGGTGGCGGATGTAGCGGTTTTAGCTATGGATTTACCTTTGACGAAATAGCAAACGAAGACGATTTTGAAATACCCTTAGATGAATATCGGGTACTAGTAGATGCTATGAGTATGCAGTATCTCACTGGCGCTGAAATAGATTATAAAGAAGATTTAATGGGTAGTAGTTTTAGCATTAAGAACCCAAATGCGACAACCACATGTGGCTGCGGCAGCAGTTTCGGAGTTTAATAAATGGCACAACAAATAATTGATATTGGTATACAAGGTAATGACGGTACAGGCGATAGTATTCGTGCATCGTTTAATAAAGTTAACAGCAACTTTAACGAACTTTATGCCATATTCGGTGCCGGCGGGAGTATTAGCTTTGGTAATTTATCAGATGCTCCAGGTACCGGTTCTTATATTGTATCTTCTGTTAGCACAGGTAGCGGACAAGTTACACTTAATTTTACCAATGCAAACCCTGGGTTAGGTTTACCATTTAACATTGGGCAGAACATTATTGTTACTGGGTTGGTTCCTTCCGGATATAACGGTACATATAATGTTACCTATGCTACTGCAACTAGCGTAACTTACCTCAATGCTACAACAGGCATATTAACTCAAACTGGGTTCATTAAAGGAACTAGTTATAGTGCTAATCAAGTTATTATGGCTAGCACTACAGGTACTACTCTAACTGCAAGAAATCTTGTAGCTGGTGCAGGCATTAGTATTGATGTTAGCAACAACCAACAAATTAGACTTACTAGTACAGCAGCCGGACTTGTGTCAGATAATTCTCCAACTATGGCTGCATCGATAAATGCTAACTTCTTAACCCTTGGGCGACTAGGAGATCCTAGTGCCAACTTGGTGGCGGCATTTAATGCAACATACGCAAGTGTAGGTGTAACAACAACACTAGGACAATTGCCAGTTACGGTAAATTATGCCAACAGCAACTATTTACAAGCAGTTAACGGGCAAGTTGTCGGTGCATTACGTATTCGAAATGAGCCTAGTTCTGCCCAGGTAAACGATCCAGATTACGATTCTACGTTAAGCGGAAATTACGTTGCTACAGAAGCTATACAACGCCGAGATGCTGTACTACGTGGCGGCGACAAAATGACTGGTGCATTGACACTTAGCGACCACCCAGGAACATTAAGTGGGGCTGGTGTTGTCAACGGTTCGGATGATTTACAAGCGGCAACAAAATATTACGTAGATAGCAACACATATTATAGTAATGTAAATCTATATGTATCTACTACTAAAGGTGATGACACACAAAAGAATACTCCAGTAGGTCGAAACGGTAGAGCTTGGCAATATGCTTATAAAACAATCAGTGCGGCTTGTTTACAAGCAGAAAGTTTAATTAATTTATCTTTTGGGATTCCAGGGCCTTATCAACAAACTATTGAATACACCATCGGACCTAATCAATATAAAAGCCAAATCTTAAGTGTAGGCTTCACCGGAGGCAATAGTGGCGTTCAAGGATTTAATGATGCGGCCAGCTTGTTATTAGCTAACCAAACATTTATTCAAGCAGAAACTATTGCTTATTTAAATCAAAAATATGTTAATTCGTTTACTTTTAATCAGCCCCGATATCTTCAACTTATGGAGAATATTGTCAATGGCATTGCATACGACTTAGCACTAGGCACAACTTTTAATAGTACTACACAAGGTAGTATTTTATTATTACCTAATAACAGTGACATTTCGGGGAACTTAACAACTGTACTTGCCGCAATTAGCAATGCTCAATCTCAAATTTTAAACTTTGGCTATAGTACAAGTAATTTACAAACTTACTTGGGCCTAGTAATAAATGCTTTGAGTTATGATTTATTGTTTGGTTCTAACTATGCTAATACACAAGTAGCATTAGCATACGGACAATACAATGTAGGTTTAGGAACTATTCCTACAGTTATTAATCCTACAGTTATTAAAACAAGCGGTGTTGCTACTGCAACAGTGTGCGCTATTTCAGGAACAACTTTAACAATAAGCGGAACTATCACTGGTACATTTGCAATTGGTATGACTATCACAGGTAGCTTTGGAGCTGTATCGGTAGCCGCTAATACTACTATTATATCATTTGGAAGCGGAAGCGGTGGATTGGGCACTTATACTGTTAGTGTATCACAGAATGTGTCTGCTATTGCAATGGTTGGTACTAATAATACTGTACTACTATCAAGTGTGACAGGACTAGTGCAAGGAAATGCTATTACATTCAACGGCACCATTGCCAATGGTGGTATCAATAGTAACATTGTATCTGGTTCTGTTTATTATATTTTATCAATTAATTCTAATTATAATAGTATCAGCATTGGAACTTCTGCAACTGGAACTCCATTTAATTTAAACACAGTAACACCATCAACGTTAGTAGAAGCCACTACAAGTGCTCCAAGCGAAATTGCAGGAGTATTGACAAACTTAGCAAGCAACATTAATTCGTTATCAGCTGTGGCAATTAGTGCCACTGCAACATCTAGTGTTAATAAAATTATAAACAATATAATTAGTATTATTACTTCTGGTGCTACTAGTAGTGCTATTGTTGCTGGAGCAACAATACCTACACCAGTATTTCCTTCGACATCTAGTACAACTTCAGGTCAGGTTAGTGCGGCACTCTTATTAACACAAAACATTCCGTTCATCCAATCAGAATTAAATGCATATCTATTAGCCAATTATCCTACTGTAAATTATAGTAACACTTACAGTAGTAGAGACATTCAATTCTTAGTATGGAGTTTAACTTACGATTTAATGTATGGCGGGAATAGTCAAAGCGTGTATGCTGGATTACAATACTGGATTAATGGACAAGCACAACTATTAACTTACCACCAAGCCGCATGCGTGTCCGCAATTGGATATTTAAACACTCTTGCTCAATCGATTATCAATAACAATGCACCGGTAACATTATACCAAACCACTGTAATTCAATATGTTAATAGTACATATTCAGGTGGTGGTGCTGGTTTGATCAACGGTGGTGCAACAACTGTCTCTGCATCAATCAGTGCAAACGTCAGCAAAATACAAAGTATAGTCGGAGCTGCCAATTATGCCGCAGGTGTGGCCGCGGCTGGAACCGCAGTTATGCCTACTACTAGCGTAGCAAATTCAGTATTGCAACAAGCTGTTGGAGGTACTATTGTTCCAGTAATAACAACCACATACTCCAGCGGCGGCAGTCAATCTTCCCCTACTGTAGTAGTTGCAAGTAATACTGGGATTGTTACTGGCATGTATATCGTTGGAAATGGCGTTGCAACTGGTGCGACAGTAACACTTATCAACGGCACAACTATTACTATGAGTTTGCCGGCAACTAGTCAAATTTCTGGAACATTAACATTTACATTTGGCAGTAGTGGCTCTATTAATTACTCAAGTAACATTACCGCATTTACTACCACAGGACCGCAAACTTATATCAGTAATAGCTACCCAGTGTTGAATGACTCAGGTCAGCAAGCAACAATTAAATCGTTGTTTAATATAATTACAGGATTAGTAACAAACGGATTAACCACTCGTGTTACGCCAACATTTACTGCTCCATCGGGCTTAGCCAACAGCGCACTAGTTGCGCAACAAGCTATTATTGCCAACATCCCATTTATTACATCAGAAGTTAATGATTGGATGGTTAGCACTTATCCTGCAATAACTAGTATTTCAGGTTATAGCGCAAGCAAGTCCGCAAGAGATTTATCTTATGTTTTAGAAGCTATTGCGTATGACTTAACATACGGTGGTAATGCGGCTACTACACAAGCCGCTAACAATTATATAGTTAGTGGTGTTAATACACTTAGCGGAACATTGTTAACAGATTGTGTGGCCGGATTAGGCCATGCACTTAATACCACACTGTCGGCAGTTACTAACAGCGTTGTATATCCTGCTGTAGGAAATTATACTACTATCACAGGAACAAGCGGTAGTGGTACTGTTGCTACCGTGAACTTTGCTTCGCAAGGAACTGTATTATCTGGAGTGTCTATTACCGGGACCGCAGGTCAGTTTACTTTAACTTCAGCGAGTAGCATAATATTGGCGGTTGGACAAACCGTTACTATTAGCGGTACATTAGGTGGTGCTGGTAATATAACTGGATATGTTGGTGCAACAACAACTTATTTTATTGTTGCAACCAACGGGTCAACAACATTTACATTAAGTACAACTTCTAACGGTGCTGGAGTTACTACAACTACTGGAACTCCAACGGGCTTAACATATACTGTAGCACCATATAGTGTTGGGCAAGGAATTTGGATACAACAGTTGACACCATCTGGTATGAACGGATACCAAACTGTTCTAGCAAGTCCTGCACCAACTCCTACAAGTGTAAGTTTTACTAACGGAGCAACTGCTTCTATTGGTACTAGTACACTATCTGGAACAGTTTCTCTTTCAACAACAAATAATAATACATTTACATTAGGTACAACAAACACATTAGTAGTAGGACAAAAAGTAACTATCACCGGAACATTTAGTACTGGTAGTTTGTCTGGATATACATCTGGAGCAATTTATTATATTACTTCAACTAATGGTACTACAACATTTAGTCTAGCGTCAACACCAACTGGCGCCAATACAATAGCAACTGCCAGCACTGGATTAATTTCAGGGTTAACATTCACTGTAACTTCGCCAGGAATTATTACAACACAAGTAGGTAACGGTGCGTGGGCTGGAAATCCAGCTCCAGGTTCTGCACAAGCATCTGCTATTACTACATTATTTGGAATTGTAACGACTGCTATTAATACCAGCACAACATCTGCCCCGACTTATCCTGTTGTTAGCAATACTACCTATAGTAATAGTTTGGTAAATTCTTATAATATTATAACAAACGATTCTTATACTATTTCAAATAATGTGATTAATTATTTGATTTCTAACTTTGCCGGTGGTTATAGTTATAACTCTGCACTGTGTTATAGAGATATAGGAACTATTATTAATGCCATTGCTATAGACTTGTTAGCCGATGGCACTTACCAAAGTATTTTATCTGGAAAAAGTTTCTACAAAAATACAAGTGCATTAAATGTGTTCAATCATACACCTAGTTTAGATGCATTTGAATTTGCTTTTGGCGACGGAACATATGGGCAAACTATTAATGGATCTACCGATAACCTAGGATTGATATTCCAAGTATTAAAACAAACAACACAATCTAGATATCAAACATTAGTAACACAGCAAACTAACGGTACGCTAGGCAATAGTTATAATGCAACTGTAGGAACTAATACTGCTAGTGCAACTTATTCTAGCATCAGCGGAAATACCTTAACAGTAACTAATTTATCTGGAGTATTGGTTCCTGGTATGGTTGTTACTGGTACTGGGTTTAATAGCGGACAATATATTAAATCTATAAGCAGTATTAGCATAGTAATACTAAGTGCCGCGCCTGATACAACTCCTAGTGGTACATTGACATTCACAGCAACAGCTCTTACACAACTTAACTCTAATGTTGCTACTATTTTAAGTATTATTAATAATGGGATAGGCGCGGCGCCGACACCAAGTTATGGAAGTGGTTATTATACTGTTACATTTACTAATGGTGGTAACGGGTATGTTGATCAAGGATTACCTGGAGATTCTAGACTTTTACCTTCAATGATTTTAGTAGGAGATGCAGGCGGTGCCTATGGTAACATTATTAGTTATACACCAGGTGCAAGTGTAAGCTACGACACTATAGCGTTTAACATGAGCCGTCCGCAGTCGTTTTTCCAATATGTTCCAACCACTGCGACTGGAACGTATGCTACTAACACAATTACTGTAGCATCAACTACATATACACAGCCATATTTAGGAACTTGTAATATTATAGTAGGCATGGGTGTTACTGGTACTGGTATTGCGCTTGGTACTACCGTGACATCTATTAGCGGATCTACTATTACATTAAGTATAGCACTTACTTCTACTATCAATAGCAGTTCTGTTATATTTGGCGAACAATTAGATTTTGGCGCTAGTGTTGCAGATACAAATATAACAATATATGTAGAAAGCGGAATTTACTACGAAGATTATCCAATTAGATTGCCAGCACAATGTACAATCGCAGGCGATGATTTCCGTCGTACAATTGTTCGTCCATTAAATCGAATCAGTCAAAGTCCTTGGCGCAGTGTATTCTTCTATCGCCAATCTGTGTGGGACGGACTACAAACTGGTTTAATTGATTTCAGTTATGACTATGCTACTATAGCAAATACTACATTAACGCTAGGCGGAACTAGTACTAATATCACTGTTACACTGGGAGCAGGAATAGCACAATCCAGCTGGGTTGGGCTAGTTATTACCGATGCTACAAGTGATACAGGTGTTAACGGTAAAGCGGTTATTAATACTGTTAGCGGTAACACAATGAGTTGTACAGTTATCTATCCGTTTGCAACAATAACTACGTATGCTACAGGTGCATGGCACCTGTACGGAACATTAAACTATGGCCGTCATTATCTAAGTAACCCTCTAGACATCAATAGTACACCGTTGAACAATAAACAAATAGACGTGTTCATGGTTAACGATGCTACCCGTATTCGTTTGATCACTGCTCAGGGTCACGGTGGATTCATGATGGTACTTGACCCAGCAGGTCAAATTTTAAGTAAGAGCCCATATGCCCAAGAATCGGCAAGTTTCTCACAAAGTATAAACAGAAAAACATTTGCTGGTGGCATGTTGATTGACGGGTTCACTGGTCGCTTATTTGGTACTATTACAGGAATTGCTAATAGTGGATATACACTAACCGTTACTGGTTCGGCAAACAGTGGTCTTGATGTAAGAGCCCCGCAAACTCCAACAGCATTCTACATACAAGGTTTCCGTTATCAAGTAGACAATGTCCTTAGTTACAATCAACCAAGTGCAACAGTAACTTTCCAATTGGATTCGGCAACTCCGTTACTTCCACCAACTGTATTTGGCGGATCAAGTATTACACTAAGCCAAAATTTATCGCAAGTCATAGAAGCATTAAAATATGATATGGCGTTAAGCTCTGTTGCAACTATGAGTACTAGTACCATTAGTGGTACTACTCTAACTGTTGGTACTGTAAGTGGAACAATATTTGTAGGTATGCTATTATCCAACGCAGGAGGAACTATTCCTGCTGGAACTTACATTACTGGACAAACAAGCGCAGGTAATGCAGGTGCAGGTAGTACATGGAGTATTAATGCTAGTTTAAATATTAGCTCTGGTACAATTACTGGTACATACTATTCTACTTACAATACAGTTAAGGTTGGTATATATTATACATTTAGTGCATACAATGTAAGCGGTTTTTCTCAACAAGTATTGACCCAAGCAATTTCGTATGCTAGTAAGCAGATTGTTGTACTGTCGTTAACTACACTAGACAAACAATCAATTAATAACGATACGTTACTTATTAATACTATTATTCAAAATGCTATTAATAATAATTCTACGCAGGCTTCGTTTATCCCAACTCCGCAATATCCTATACCAAACGGTAGCACATATACATCGGACAACTATTTGGCTGCAAGAATCTTGCAGGCAAATAGAACGTTTATTCAAAATGAAATCAGTGCATACATTGCCAGCTACACAAACGTGTCAGTATTAGCCGGTTATAGTGCATTGAAATCGCAACGCGACATTGGATATATTATTGACGGTATAACTTATGACTTGCTATATGGTGGCAATAGTGCCACTTACGATATTGCATTACAATACTGGTTAGGCGGAAATACCCTAGGTTCTTCTGCAACTACAACAACTTGTCAAGCGGCGTTTGCTAGGTTGGCTGCAATATTACCTAACATTATTTCAAATACATCAATTTCTAAATCGGTAGGAAATAACATAAGCCAGGTTACAAGTATTCAAACACCTGTGACTCCTGCTACACAATCCAGTTATTTGACTAATCTAGTTACCGGCATATTATCATACTACGTGGTGAATCAGGCATTCCAAGCTGGATCGGGCGGAGGAGTGTCATCGTTCAATACTAGAACATTGCCAACTGTTTCTAATTCCGATCTAACTACTATAACAACAAATACAACATCGATTTTATCTACTGTTGCCACGTATGTTTCCAATGGTGCAGGAATAAATATCAACCTTGAAACTGCTGGCAATCGTAGTATGTTGGCAAACGATTTCACGCAAGTTAACGATTTAGGCTATGGTATTATTGCAGCCAACACTGGTATAACAGAACAAGTTTCAACATTTACATACTACTGTTATACAAGTTATTGGTCGTTGAATGGCGGGCAAATTCGTTCTGTTGCTGGATCAAGTGGGTACGGTATATACGGACTACGCTCGACTGGATCGGATATAACTGAATTACCTAATGCTGTGAACATGAGCTACGACATGATGCAAAGTGCTCGTGTTTATAATCAAGGTTCATTCTACGGAACAATGAATGCAAGTAGTGCAAGTAGTGCATCTCTTAACGTATATGTTATTGGATGGACATACGTTCCATTTGGTACAAGCGAATTAGAAATTGATCATACATTAGCCGGTGGAGGAATCACACGATACGAAATTAGTACAATAAGTCACACGGCTGTTACTATTAACGGGCAGAACGTGTTACAATTAACACTAAGTTCTGCAGGTGATGATAATACTACCACCACAGGCCTAGCTTATCCGTTATACGATGGGCAAGTTGTGAGTATTCGTGCATTACAGCAAATTTTATTTTATAATATCAGTAACGTCAAACCAGTTCGTCCAAGTACTGCATTACAATATTCTAATAATTTAGGAGTTGTTTATCGAGTTATTGCTTATGTACTAACGCAAGCAACCGGCGAACAATTACCAGCACACCAAGCTGTACTACAAACAGATCAGTCATTTAGCTACTATTTGTTTAACATAGACTCTGCTAATCAAACACAAGCAGATCCAACGGTTACTGTTGCAACAGGTACAGTATCGCTTGTTACTCCATGGAGTAGTCCAGTACTAACACTTACCGGAGTTACAGGAACTACTGTAACATTCACTGGGTCATTTAGTGGAAGCACATTAACAGTTACCGCAATTAGTGCTGGAACTATTATTCCAGGTATGGTTATAACTGGTACTAGTGTAACTAGCGGAACATATATTACAGCTAATTTGACTGGATCATCATATGCTTCAGGTGGCGGCACAAGTACATGGTCATTAAACCAAAGTGCTACAGGAACTCCTACTACTGGTGGACCAATTGTTGTTGGATCTGTCATTGGAGGTTATGGTTGGAATGGACAAAAGGTATTGTCAGCTAGTGTTTCAAGTAACATTTGGACTATAACATTAAGTGCAACACCGACACCAAGTATCACACCAGTAGGAACTGTATACTTCTCGTTATATACTCAAGGTAATACATTAAGTGATAATAAAATTGCTATATTGCAAATTAGCGATGCTCCTACTATAGCACAAATTAATACAGGAACTTATGTATTTGGCTGGAACGGCCGTACACATAGAATTATCAGTTATGTGCCACCAGTATTTGTGGCAACAGGAATTTATTATAGCTATACAGTAACAGCTGGTCCAGTATATACACTAGTTGTTCAGAGTGTTGCTGGAACACCTGCTGTTGGTCAAATTGTAACTGGCACAGGATTTAACGGTACACAAACTATTACTACTGTAACAACAATTACATTACCTAATTCAAGTAATGTTCAATCAACAATTACATTGAGTGCGGCGGCAAGTGGAACTCCTAGTGGAACTATTACATTTGGTGGTGCAAATGCTAACGGTTACATACAGATAGATTCCAGCCCAGTTGTTAATATTGGTGCTAATGGTAATTCCAATGTGTCTGCTTTGACTTATGTTGGTAACACACTAGTAACAGGTAGTACCACAAGTAAACTAGTAACGTTTAATGTACCATATAGTACATTACTTTCGTATCCTCCCGTTGACAGTTACTTAACTGTTGTAGGAAATAATAATAGTAATTACAATGGAAGCTATCAAGTATCAGCAATGTCTAGTACTTCGTTAGTTACTATATCTGGTTCTACTACTAATTTGTCAGTGGGTATGATTGTTACAACTAGTACCACTGGTGCATTTATTCCTAGTTCAACAACTAGCCCAAGCGGTGCAACTATTATTCAAAGTATTAATAGTAGTAACTCATTTACAATCAGTCCAGCGGCTTGGATACCTAACGGAACAACTCTTACTTGTCAAGTTATTGCCACTGTACAAAGTATTACAATTTCTAATTCTGGGCCACAAAGTGGATACACTTCTGCACCAATTGTTACATTTACAGGTGGCGGAGCAACTACACAAGCAATAGCAACAGTTAAAATAACAAATGGTCAAATTACTAGCTATACACTAATAAGCCCTGGTTATGGTTATACCAGCGTACCTACCATTGTTCTTAGCGGAAATTCTGGTACAGTATTGAGTACTACGACTGGAACTAATATCATTGCGCTATCTAGCACTGTTGGGTTGAGCTTATATCAAACTATTACATTTGGTGGAACTACATTTGGCGGATTGGTAGGCGGAGGAATACAAGGAACTGTTACATCTACCGTTGCTATTGGTAGCTACATTACTTTAAATAGTGTTGCCAACTTAGTTGTTAATCAGGCAATTACATTTAGTGGAACAATTATTGGCGGGCTAACTCTCAACGCAACTTATTATATTTTAACTATTAACAATGGAACTAATCAAATTACTGTTAGTACCAGTGTTGGAGGTAGTACACAGTCAGTAACTGGTGGAACTGGCGTAGCTATGAGCTGGTATGTTCCAGCAACCAACTATTTCATTGCAAGCATTATTGGTAATAATATTACTGTCAGTAACTCATATGCAAATTCATTAGTTGGTGTAGCAGTTTCATTAACATCGGCAACTGGGTCTGCAATGACTTGGAGTACTCCAGGACAAGGTGTGTTGACTGCGGTATTGACTAGTAGTCCAGTATCAGTTGTAGCCAGCTCAAGTAGTGTTGATACAATACAAATGACTTTAGTCTATCCTACCGATCCTGGGTCTAGTGGCACAGTAAGTTCAACAGCAGTTACGGCAGTGGCAACAAATGCAACCAGCTCAATTGCTAGCACTGGTATTTTAACTATTGGAACTACAAGCGGTGCGGCTATAGCAGTTGGTATGGTGTTAACTGGTAGCGGTGTTGCCCAATTAGGCACACAAAGCATTACTGGTGTTGCTAGTTCAGGAACAACTGCTACATTAACTTTTGCCACAACAACTACTACCAACTTTGCTGTAGGCCAAGTTATAACAGTGGCCAACGTTACTCCTGTAGGCTACAACGGTGATTATCTTGTAACAGCGGCCACTGCAACTACAGTACAATATACCACTGCTGGATCTAATTTAGGAAGTTCTGGATTTATTAGTGGCGCTGGTTCTGTTATCAGTAACGTATACACTTACATTACCAGCAATATTAGCGGAAGTGGAAACGGTTCTACATGGCAAACAACTACTAGTCAAGGTACTAACTTTGTTGTAACTAGTACCACTATTACTGGTACTAACAATTTAGTAACATTAAGTACTGTTTCTAACTTGTCTGTTGGTAATCCAATTACATTTAGTGGAACTACATTTGGTAATATTAGTGTAACCGTTGTCAATGCTGGATCGTTTGTAGTAGGTCAAGTTTATACCATTGCATCTCTTGGTACAAAAACTAGCTCAACTACTGTTACAGATTTTACTGCTATTGGCGCAAGCGACAACTATGTCGGTACAACGTTTGTAGCAACGGGTGTAGGTTCTGGATCTGGTACTGCGCAAGTAACTTACTACATAACAGAAGTAAATTCTGCGACAGCAACAATTAGTATAAGCACTACTAATCCGCAAACAAACCTTGCATTAATTGCAGGAACGCCTGCGGCTACACCATTGAATTTCTATTGCCCTGCATATGGTTTTGGAACAAACATTACTATATTAAGTGCTGGCTCACCTAACTCAATAAGTTATAATAACAGTAATGGGTATAGTGTTGTCTTTACGATTCCTACTCAAAGTGTTGCGCCAACTACTGGCATATACTATTATATAAGTGGTAACTCAAACAACTTGTATAATGGCCACTTCTATTGTAACTCTAGTTCAACATCTAGCATTACAATATGGTATCCATATAATCCAAATGCTAACAGTACTAGTTTTGGAGCTACCTTAACAACTATTAGAGCAGAGGTAACCACAGGTAGTGCTACTAACATTGGTATTAGTAAACCATTTAACTCTAAGATCCAAACTACACTACGTGTTGGATATGCTCAGAATACTCCTGCACAGATTACACAAAACATTAGTACTTGTCGTGCAACAGGACATGATTTTGCGTTCATTGGTACTGGTGGTTACATAACTAGTAACTACCCAACTGCTATTTATGGTAACCCTGCAATTTTACCAGTACAGGCGCAACAAATTTTAGAAGAAACTATTGGGCGTGTGTTCTACGTAAGCACAGACGAAAATGGTATTTTCAACGTTGGTAAGTTTTTCCGTGTTGACCAAGGTACTGGTACTGTTACATTCTCTGCAAGTATTGCGTTGAGTAATTTGAGCGGTTTAGGATTTAAGAAAGGCGTTGTAGTTGCCGAGTTTTCAACAGATGCAACAATGAGCGAAAATGGCTCGGATGTTGTTCCAGTTCAAAGCGCAGTAGTCGGCTATATTAATTTACGATTGGGTCTAGATGCACAGGGCAATCCAGTAGCAACAAGTAGTTTACTTGGGTCAGGTTACTTACCATTAAACGGTGCGTTGGCTATGAAAGGCCCAATTAACATGTCCAGTAATAACATTGGCAATCTTACAATGCCTACTGGGGCAAGCGCCGGGTTATATGATGCAGTCAACAGAACTTATGTAGATACTAACACCAGCTCATTAAATTCGTTGTATAAGTTAAATGATGTGGCGATTAAAGCAACTGCTACTTATAACGGATCTGGTGTTAGTGGCGGCGGCACAATCTTTACTGTACAACTTGTTAATGTGTACGGTACTATTGAACCAGGTATGATAGTTACTGGTACTGGATTTACTGGTGGACAATATGTATTAACTGTAAATCTTGTTGCAGGCACTGGCGGCAGTGGTTCTAGTGGTACTATTACCGTTAGTGCAACATGGAGTCCTACACCTAGCGGAACATTAACATTTACCACTGTTGCGGCTGGAAACTTCCTAGTATATGATGCAATATTAGGTCAGTGGACCAATGCTGTAAGACCTACAGGAACAACAAATAGTAATCAGGTAGATATTAGTTATACTCCGTATAACACCGGTACATACACACCAGGATACTTGACAGCAACTATCCAAGGAAATGTAATTGTTAACAGTATGGTTAGCAATACAGCGGCCATTGCTCAAAGTAAATTAGCATTAACTAGTGCAAGTACGTTGCCAGCTAATAGTGTAGTTATTTCTGCTACTATCACAGGTACTACATTAAGCGTAACAGCAAATGCAGGTACATTGGCTGTTGGTATGGTACTAAGCGGTGGTACAGTACAAGCAAATACAACTATTATTTCAGGGCCAAGTGTAGGCACTGCAACTAGTGCTTCGAGTACTTGGATTGTAAGTACTAGTCAATCTGCTACAGGAATTACTGGTGCGGCTATTACACAGGCTAACTTAGGAGTATCTGTATTTAATAGTCAACAATTTACATCTACAAATGGATTCGTTGGATTGCAAACTGCTAGTGCATCTGTTACTGGTGTTAGCTTAGGAAACATTCAACAAATTAGTACAGGTACTATATTAGGCAACCGTAGTGGAATTACTGCAAGCCCATCAACTGTAACTCCGTTACAAGTAGTTACCGATGGTGGCGGTTTACTTGCATCATCATTCAACGGTACAGGTATTCTGTCCCAAACAACTGGAAGTCCAAATACCTATAGTGTATTAAGCACTACTACTAGTGCGGCTGTTAGTTCAATTGTTAAAACAGATGCAAGCGGTAATATTACTGCGGCAAACATATATTACTTTGGTTCTAACAAAGTTGTGTCGTCTGCCTCTAGTACAGTAAGCTATTATACTCCTGGGCAATTTACATTTATGACTTCCCAGGATCAAGCTGGTCCTAGCAGTATTACTACATTCAACGGAAGTCTTACTTCTACCGGAACATTCTTTGCCAGTGCTATTCAAGCTACAGGAGGATTGACTAGTAGTCTTGGTCAGCTTTCTGGCACATGGTCTATAGGAAATGGTAGTGTATTAAATATTACTGGTAGCGGCGGTAGTATAATTTCAAATATGTTGAGCACTGGTACTGCAACAACCGCAGGCACATTAACTGGTGCATGGGCTGTGGCATCAAATAGTTCTATTGATACGAGCCCTGGTACTTTAATAACAAGTACTGTGGCAGCCAATACAACAACAATATCATCTGTAACAGTTATAGGTGTTGCCGGCCAATTAACTGTTACCAGTGGAACATACTTAGTAGGACAAGCAATTACAGTATCTGGTACATTAACAGGTAATGCAGGTGGAATTGTTTCTGGTACAACTTATTATATCATGACTGTTACTAGTAACACGTCTATCCAGATTACCGATACATACATAAATGCATGCGCCGGAACTGCAAATTTAACAACTAGCGGAACTACAACCACTGGATTAGTGTTTACTACATACGGAAATGTAAATATTGGCACACACTTTGGGTTAGACGTACGATCTGGGGTATTATATACAGCATCATTAAATGCTGGATCTCCTGCTACTATTGGCGAAATTACAGGAACTTGGAAAATTGGTGCCAATAGTTCTTTACAAGCAACCTATGCCGACTTGGCAGAAAATTACGAAGGCGACCAACAATACGAACCAGGAACTATCTTAGTGTTTGGAGGAGATAAAGAAGTTACAACAACAGATCAAATCAACGATACACGTTTAGCCGGTGTAGTGACAACTAATCCAGCGTATGTGATGAACAAGGATCAAACAGGAATTGCAGTTTGTATTGCACTTGCTGGACGAGTTCCTGTTAAAGTAGTTGGCCGTGTTAAGAAAGGTGATATGTTGACAACTAGTGCAACACCTGGATATGCTGTCAAAGCATTGAATCCAACATTAGGTGCTGTACTGGGTAAAGCATTAGAAGATAAAGACTACGGCGAAGCCGGAGTTATCCAAGTAGCTGTAGGGAGAGTATAATGACACAACAAACTATCAACATTGGCCAAAGTGCAAACGATGCAAGCGGAGATCCGTTACGTACAGCATTTGGTAAAGTAAATGCAAATTTTACCGAGTTATATTCTGCGGTAGATGTAGATAATTATGTTGCACTATCTACTACAGGTCAAACTATTACAGACACTACTGGCGGGTCAAATTATACACTAAAGATTGCAAATGGTATAACAGGTGCTATATTTGGTATAGGAACTGGTAATGAATCATTTGGTATTGCTAATGATTCATTAAATCACAATGCAAGTGGGTATGTCCCGTATAATGCAACCGCCAGCACTATGAGTTTTAACTTGCCTGGATATGCTGGCAGTTTAACTATAAATGGCAGCGGAGTCGTTACTGTGCCAAACGGATTAGTTATTCCTACAGGAACAAAAGCATCAAATGCCACCGGAACTCCTGGCCAAATAAGCTGGGATGCAAACTACATTTATGTATGTACAGCAACAAATACCTGGAAAAGGTCGTCACTAACCGGCGGTTACTAAGAATTGGTAAATACTAAAACGAGCATAATAATATGACCCAACAAAAAATCAATTTAGGAAGCTATGCAAACGACGGTACAGGCGACGATTTGCGCACGGCGTTTACTAAGGTAAACACTAATTTTACCGATTTATATACGCAGTTATCTACCCTTAACGGTCGAAATATTGGTTCTGGGCAGGGTATATTTTCAGCAGATACTGCTGGAATTATGAGTTTTAAAAGTATTACAGGCAGCAATGGTGTTACGGTGACATCAACTAGCAATACTGTAAACATCGCAGGGTCAACAAGTTTACTAGCAGATACCAATCCACGTTTAAGTACAAATCTAAACTTAAACGGACACAATATTACCGGAACTGGCGATGTACAAACAACAGTTTGGGGGATCGATGTAAGATCTCTTAGTAATCAAATTCAAACAGTACTGGTCGCAGGGCTAGGTGATCAAGGAACATTTACATCACCATCACCAAACATATTCGATTTAGGAACCTTTTAATAAGGTAGGAGAAAAATACAATGGCATTACAACTAAGACGCGGAACAACAGCACAGTTAACTACAATAACTCCTGCACAAGGAGAATTATTGTATGTCACAGACTATGCCGCAAACAACGTATCTCCACTTTATGTAGGCGATGGCAGTACACCTGGCGGCAGACCAGCAGGTGTTACAAGTGTTAACGGTTTAAATGGTGCGGTAGCGTTAACTACTACCAGCGTACCAGAAGGCACTGGCCCAACAGCTGGACAATATTTCACACAGAATCGCGGAGCAGATGCCGCAGGTTCAATGCTAGCAGGTGGTGTACTTAGTAATCTCACAATTTCATACAATAGCACAACTCATACTATTACAATTAGCAACCCTAGTGTAATTCAATCAGGTACTATAAACAGTCTCGGGTACTGGGCCGCTAATGGAACTGCATTGAGCCCAAGTCAAAATTTGTTATGGAATGAAACTAGCAATATATTACAAAATCTTAACGGAACTTTTCAGGTTATTGCTAACAATAATTCTCGTGGTATTATTCTAGCAGACACATATTCTAGCGCCGTTGCTTCTAATGCAATTACTATGAGAAAAGCCAGGGGAACAAATGTATCTCCTACAGCCGTACTATCCGGCGACATGGTTGGTCAGTTTAATTTCCAAGGATACGACGGGGCAACCTACGGTACAACTGCATATATTGGTAGTGTTGTACAGGCAAATCCTACATCAGGATCTGGGCAAGTTCAGGGAAATTTAGTATTTTATGTTACAAATACTTCCGGTGTTTTAACAAATACAGCTCGATTAAGTAATGCTGGCACATTCCTTTTAGGACCTGGTATTTCTACCGATGGCGGTACTGGAGCAATTGTTGTTACTCAAACTGTTTCTGGAGGAACCAGTGGTGCTTACAATACATCATTACGAAATTACTACTCCGACACAAACGGGCCGCATTTAGACTTTAGAAAATACAGAGGAAATTTTGCCACACAATCAACAGTAGTATCCGGTGATAGTCTTGGCATTATATCAGGTAAAGGTTACGACGGCGCTAATCCTATTATTGGCGCTACTATTAATATTCTTACAGACGGTACTGTAAGTACTGGAAAAGTTCCTGGAGCTATTGTATTTTCAACTGCTACAGCTAATGGCGTATTAACACAAGCTATGAAGATTGATAAAACTCAAAACGTCACAATTTACGGAAATTTAACGGTAACTGGTACAATTACCGATTCAGGCGAAACAATTACTGGTAATTTATCGGTATCAGGAAAAGAAACAATAGGCGGTTTAAATATTAAATCGTTTGCAATTGCAATGAGCGCGGCTCTAGCATAAATATAAAATCACGGAGAATTAAATGGCAAAAGCACAGCTTAGAACTTACGTTTTCAACGCATCGGCGGGAACAATCGAACTTCCTGGAAAAATCGACCTACAACAATTGTTGATTATTACAGATACTACTAAAAACGTAATACTTTACAATTTCGCAGATTCTACATTTGTAGGAACTACTGTAACATTCACCCGTGCAAACGATACGAATTTTATTAGTACATTAGACAATACAGACGGTACAACTACTATCCAATTAAACGCTACCACAATTGCTAGCATTACTACTAACAGTATTCTTAGCAGTGATGTATTACAAATTTTATACGAGCGTCCAGAACAACTGGTACGCATGCCAGAAATTGGCACAGATGCATTTGAGCGTACACGTACTAGCAACCCAACATCGATGCTAGATGCTGACTTTGAATATGGACTACAACCAACTAAATGGTTAACTTATGACCTATTGCGAGGTTATCCAAGTGTATATGAAGTTCCTGGAACTGATCAATCAGTTGTGACGGTGACTACAGACGCAAGTACAGGATCAGGTGGCGCGGGCGAAAGTTTAATTACTGTTACAGTTTCTATTCCATTTAACTCATCTTGGGCTGTTGGTAGTCCAATCACTGTTAAGGGTTATTTAAACACAGTTACTGGATTTGCTCGTGCAGAAGGTTCATTTATTATTAACTCTGTGCCAACCACAACTAGTTTTACCTACTATGCTAAAGCTAAAGTAGGTGTTAGCAACGGTGATGTTTTAAGTACTACATATACCCAAGTTAGACAAGGTGGATTCTATACAGGTGCTAGCGTAGGAACTCCAACATTTACTTACAGTAACGGTTCAAGTCCGAGTACTATTACAGTTACTTTTGCTACTAATCACGGATTTGTTCCGGGTGACACAATTTTAACATAAACTACAGAGCCGCTAGCAAGTGGTCCATACTTTGTCGAATCTGTAACTTCACCAACTGCATTTACATATACCGCTCGTGCTACTGGTACAATTAGTGGCACCATTACTGGAACAGTATATTCACGTCCAGATGCATTTTATTCTCATAGACCGTTTGACGGCGGTGTCATGCTAGGCACTGGTGGTCCAGCACATGGCTCAATGGCCGTACGTATGAGTAAGAAATATATTCGTTACCAATCTGGTAAAAGTATTAACTATAACACAGGTGCATTATTTGCTCCTAACTACGACATTCGTGCAATTAGTGCTACTAGCACATCTGCTACAACTTACACAACTACTACTACAGGTACTATTGCATCAGGGTCAACATCGATTACTATTACTAGTGGAACCAATGCTCTTAATAATATGTTAATCAGTGGTGCAGGAATTCCCGTAGGTGCATACATTATTTCAGGTGGTGGCTCAACCACACTAACAATCAATGTAGCTACTACTAGTTCTATCACAGCTGGCACTACTGTAACATTTACACCAAGTATTTTAATTACAACAGATGATACCGATCACGGTTGCCAACCAGGTGCTATTATTAACGTATTCGGTGTATCAACTTCTGGATATAGCGGAAACTGGACTGTGGGTGCTATTGTAGATGAACGTAATTTATTAGTACCAGTGATTTCTACATTAGGTTCTACTACAGGCTCCATCGGATCTCCTTGCACAATGCAAATTATTAACTGGTGGGGATCAACAGTACGTGCAGGAACATTTGATGAACAAAACGGTATGTTCTGGCAATGGGACGGTCAACAAATGTCTGTTGGACGCCGTAGTTCAACATTCCAAATTGCCGGTACAGTAAGTGTAACACCAGATTCAAACTCCATTACTGGATTAAATAGCAGATTTACTAGTCAACTAGCATCTGGAGATCGTGTAGTTATTAAAGGCATGACACACGTTGTAAGTTCTGTCGTTAATGATACACAAATTTATGTGACTCCAGACTATCGTGGATCAGTTGCGGCAAGCGGTGTTAAGATGGTTAAAACTATCGATCGATTAATTCCGCAAAGTCAATGGAACACAGATCGTTGCGATGGAAGCAACAACACATACAATCCTAGCGGATTCCAAATTGTTACTAACAAGATGCAGATGATTGGCCTACAATGGACATGGTACGGTGCAGGATTCGTTGATTGGATGATTCGCGGGACAGACGGCAAGTTCATCACAGTACATCGCTTACGTGGTAATAATTTAAACACAGAAGCATATATGCGTTCTGGTAACCAGCCTGTTCGTTACGAAGTAGTTAACGAAGGATCCCGCACAACATTAAGCAGTGCCGCGCTAGCAGGAGATACAACACTAAGTCTAACAGATGTTTCATACTTCCCAACACCTAGTGCAACATATCCAGCATACTGCTATATTGGTAACGAACTTATTAGCTATACTGGTAAGACTACTGGTGCTACTACATTCCTTAATAATAATCAAACTATTACAGCAGGTACATTAACAGGGGTAGCTCGTGCGGTTACTATGCCAGTTTTTGTAGCAGGTTCTACCCGCAACTTTACGGCGGCAGCGGCAGCTGGATATTCCGCAGGTGCTGGTATTATACTAGTTGGGCAAACATCTACTCCAAGTATTAGTCACTGGGGGTCTGCTTTCCTACAAGACGGTGGATTTGATACAGACCGTGGTTACATCTTTAACTATCAAAGTACTAACACACAAATTTCAACTAAGAAAACTACAGCGTTTGCTATTCGTTTAGCCCCAAGTGTAAGTAACGCTATTGTGGGAGACTTAGGAGTACGCGACTTAATTAACCGCGCTCAATTGTTATTACAGACTATTGAGATTACAGCGGGCGGTACAAGTAATACTAACTCGGCATTGGTTATTGAAGGTATCCTAAACCCAAGCAACTATCCTTCAAACCCAGCAACTGGTATCACTTGGAACAGTTTAAATAGTTCAGCACTACAAACTGGGCAACCTAGCTTTAGTCAAATTGCCGCGGGTACTAGTGTAACATACGCTAATGCCGCAACTAATAGCCCGACATTAGGTAACGGGGGATTATCTGCTGGTACTACTACACTATTAGTCAATAGTCTTACTGGTGTTCAAGCAGGCGATGACGTTTTCCTTCCATCAAGCACTGCGGCAGTTTATGGCGGTACTAAAGTAGTATCGACAGCAACTACAACAAGTAGTATCACAACTGGTGGTGTAACAGCTGGTACAGCTTGTACATTTACTGCTAGTATTGCAGGTAACGTACTAACAGTTACTAGCGCACCAAGCGGCGGTACTGGTATTGGTATTGGTTATGTAATTACTGGCGGCACAACAACAATATCTAGCGGTGGTACATTTGTTGTAGCCAACTTAACTGGTAATGCTACAAGTGCTACAAGTACATGGCAGTTGAACAATAGTCAAAGTGTAACTAGCGGAACATTGACAGCTACCCCTTGGGTGTTGACAGACACTACACATGCTAGCGGTACAGTCGTGCTTGGACAAGTATTGTCTGGCGGTACCTTAGCAGCCAGTACTGTAGTTACTGCAACTAATGCACAAAACAGTGTGTACACTGGTACAGGTGCTAATGCAGGTGGTACATATTTGGTAAGTTACCAGTCAGCTACTGTATCTAGTACTGCAATATCTGGAACTGTTAACCAAGTAGTTATTAGCAATCCGTTATTGGTAGGCCAGATATTAGGAACAACTGCACAATTTAGTCGTAACACTTATGCTATACCAGGTGAAACTGTATTCTCGTTCATTAGCTCACCAGCTAACAAGGACTCATTAGACTTGACACCATTTAAGGAATTGACTAATACACCAATCGGTGGACGTGGTACATTCCCTAACGGTCCAGACGTATTGTTCATCAACGTTTACCTAACACAAGGTGCACCAGTGTTGGCTAACTTGGTTCTACGTTGGGGCGAAGCGCAAGCGTAATGAGAAAATAAAATGTCGTTAAACATCTGGACACAGCTTTCCGGAATTAGTCTGGGGACGTTTCCGGAAGAAAACGCACTCAGTATTGCATTGCCAGT